GTCTATTCCTATGTAATACATTATTCTTCTCCTACTAGTTTGAATCTCATATTATCCTGCATAACTATATTATATGTATGATTAGGTAAGATACCATAAGAATTAGCTAGAAATAGAAATTTTCTTATGCCATTCTCATTTGGAGCGCTTAAACCTAATACCTTCCTAGATTGATTCTCTATAGACCCGCTTCCTTTTCCAGAAAATAACTTAATATCATTTTCTATACTATCTAATCGTCTTGGTTGTGATACTATGTATACAATAACTCCTGTTTCAGCAGTTATCTTTTGTAGTTCTATCATTGTTTGTTTTATCCCAAGATGTTCATTATAAGGATTATCACAGAAGTGGTCTAGAGTATCTAATACTATTAACTCTGGATTATAAGTATTTATCTGTTCTCTTAACTCTTTCATATCTGGCATTATATCTATAGGCATAATATTAGATAATACGTGATACCATTTATCTAATAGCTCATTTTTATGCTCAAAAGCATAGCCTCTAGTACAACCTTCAAGTATCTGAGCACATACGAGAATGAAGTAATCTGCAGATTGTTCAGCAGTATAATATAAAGTTTTACGTCTATTTTTCTCAATAAAATTGTTATTATCTTTAAAATCTACACCTAATATAAAATTCTTCATTAAAGTAGACTTACCAGCTTTTGTTACGCCTATGAGAGTAAGTATCTCTCCTCTTGTTACTATAAAGTCTGGTGCACCAACAGTTCTACCTAAGTCTATACCTTCTTTTAATTCCTTAATGAAGTCTCTTTGTTTAGCTAAATTGATAATATCATCTATAGAAGGAGCTTCATCATACAGCTTATGCTTCTGATAATGTATACATCTAGTAGAGCAATTCTGACGCATTAGTTTATTCTTACAACCATATTTATATTTCTTCTTATAGACTTGTTCTACTCGTTCTATAACCATCTGTTCTTTCAGACTATTATTATTCCATATCAACATAAGCTGCTTAGCTAAATCGCTAGGTATACCCATTCTCATAAGATGAGATGCTAATACTAAAATAGTATTATTTCTAGTTCCTTCTATAGGACCTTGATTAAACATCTTATAGATACAGGCATAGTTATTTATTGGTTCATTGTAAGTAGTAAATATTGGTATCTTAGGTATTTCTGTGACTACATAACTTGCTAATTGTTTATTACCATTATAGTAATCTAACCAATTATAATCTAATCTCTGAGTCTGAGCTAAGAATCTAATGAAGTTTAAGTTCTCATACATAACTTCATCTCTTGATACAGGTATCTTATACAGGTTTACTTTCGGATTTAAACTATATGGACATCTTAGTAATGCTGTTCTCATATAAACAGCTTCATCTATTAAGTTAATAAATCCTAATTTAGTAGCCATATTAGTTACAGATTGTTTAACTATATATGGTAAGTTTTCTATACCATCTTCAAAACCAAAACAATCTTTATGTATCAATAGATGAAAGCCTCTGCCAGAGAAATAGATTTTATAGTTATGTTCATTCAAGCCTGCACTTTCTAATTTAGTAATAATAAATCTCAAGTTTAATAATATCTGTTCATCAGAATTATCTATATGATTATCAATATCAATAGGTACCCAGGGTATACTATATTGATTAAACCAATTAGCTGGAGTCTCTTCATTCATTATCTCTACATCAGAATCTCTGTATGTATAGACAGACATAGCGCAGGGGGTATCACCCTGCGCTATTATCCAATCATACATATCTTCGTCTTTAACTAATATACCTCTAGGAGAGTTAAATTTTTCACCTAGTGCAGTCTCATAATACATACAATCTCCTAGAACAACTTACGAGTAGTACTAGTTTTAGGAATTGGATTTTCTTTTGATTGTATATACTCTTTATCTCTTTCATAAGCTGCTTCTGCTTGCTTACGTCCTTCTTCTGTGAAAGGATAGAATCTTAAACTAGACTGAAAGTAGCTACGATTATCTTTACCCTTGACTTTATAGACATATATATACATATATGCCTCATCATTTTTGAGCTTTAATTCTGCTAGATAATCAATTATCTTTTCATAGTCTAGTTCTTTATCATTAGCATCTACGAATTTACCTTCAGCATTGAAGCCAGCTTTACTATCTCCTAGAGCATCAAGTATCATATGAATGCCTCTAATACCTCTACTATTCTTCAAATCAAGATTATCCTCAGAATCTTTAACTATCTTTACTGGTACATAGATACTGAAATCTCTTTCATATCCTTCAGGTATAAAATAAAAACGCATTACGAAATTATTACTTAAATCTCTAAGATGTTTCATATTAGGTAAATCATTGATCTGGTCATAATAACAAAAGTCAATGAGTTTAGCTTTCAGCACACCAGTAGGTCTTGGTACATAATTATGATTAATGTCTATTCTTGGCATTTATTTCTCCTTACCTTCTAATTTTTCTGCATACTTCAAACATTCTTTAGTTAAGACTTCATATAGTGTAGGATGAGTCTTATTCCATTTAAATACTTTTCCATTAAGAGGCTCAATTCTTGTACCTAAAGTGACTTCACCAAAGCCTCTTACATCAAACAGATAATTACCACTAGCATCAACAGTAAACATTCCTATCAATTCAGCTTGATGTCCTAAGGTTGTGGCTAATTTCTCGTGAATCATAGGAAGCTTCTTCACTATAATATCTCTACCATTCTCAACTCTCATAGTCTTTTGAGTATGTAGATTACAAATTAAGAGACCAGTATCTTTTATTATATCAAGAAGTCTATCCTTAATTCTTAATGAGGTATTTCTAGCTCTAGCGATACCTTGAGCATAAGGTATCTCTTCAATTGTCCGTACAGTCTGCCACTTAGGATTATCAAGCTCTGCATCTTCTGCTTTCATTTGAGCTAATGTATCTTCATTAACCCATTCTGCTAGCTTATCAAAGGTATCAATTACAAGCGTAGTCTTACCTGAATCTTTCCAGGTCTGCTTCAGGATAGCTAAAGCTTCATAGATAGAGTATGCAGGCTGAATATTCCCACTACTATCTCTAAATCCACGTTTCTCAGGAGGTATAATATTACCTTTCTCATCTTCCATTGGATATAATCCGTGAATGAGCATTGTAATATTCTTATCACATCTAGCTCCTGCTTCAAGGTCTAATATGACTACACCATCTGCCCCTTTAGGTGAAAAAGTAGATGCAGCAGTAGTCTTACCTGTCTTTTCATCTCCAACAAACAAAATCAATTTCCCAGGAGGAAATGGATTTCTATAGTCGGGTTTTGTACTTACTAGATAATCTTCTAATTTCATATTATCTCCTATTGGCTTTTTGTTTTTTATTATAACATTTTTTATGTGCTGGTTGATAATAATATTCAGGAATTATATAACCATAATCATCAAATTTCAAATATTTGTGCATCTCTATAGATACAGTCTTTCTTCTATCACTCATATCTTTTTGAGATATGTACTTTCCGCATATAGCACATTTTCTCCAAGAATTATCATCCATAATTATATTCCTTCTAGGACCATCTTATTTGACTTATATATTATGTCAAGATATTTTTTCATCATCTTTAAATAGTAAGTCATATAAATCATCTATCTATACCCAATATATTTCATCCCAGAATTCTTCTGGTATTATCAGATTATTTGTATGTACTTGTAATTCTCCA